CCATCGCTGCACATTGATTGAACCTTTGAGCACCGCCTTGGACTTGCGTAAACACTTGTCCAAGCATTTGATTTCGTGGCTTACAGTTGATGACTGGAGAACCAAGACGAATGAAACCACACCACTTTCCAGTCTTCTTCTCCAAGATTGCCAAGCGCAAACAACGACCAGGTATACTTGTCATGTTTGAATGTGACGATATCATATTAAGGTAAATATCCCATCGGTCTTGAGGCAAATCAACAATCTCAAACTCCATATCTGCCGGTGACATTGTGAAGTCGGAGAACAAGTCTTCTTCTGGTCCACATCCAGGTAACGTGAATGGTCTCTCTGACATTGATGCCAGTTTCTGTTCACGCATATACTCATCTATGCGGCCAAACTTATCGAAATATTCCGAGAACACATTGGCAACATAAGCACCTTGTTCTACTGTCAAGTTCATACTTTAATTCCATCAAATTTGTTTCTCCGTTCTCTGTTACCAAATGTACTTAGTGGTTTATCTGGTTGACCAGAATCGGAGATATCAGACTGTGAAGATTGTTCAGTATCATAAAGTCGCATCTTTGATCTGTCAATACCGACAATAAAACGTTTGAACACACTAGGGTCAGAGTAACGATTCTTCAATTGCTTCACCATAATCTGGTTCAACTGTTGAAGTTCTTCTGTACTAATCAAAGCAAACATAAAGTCAGCAGTCGCAGGTAAACCAAACGATTCACTTGTGTCTGTCAAGTCAACATCGGTGTTGGTGAAACCAGACCGAGTTGTTTGTGTAGCAGTTACAATTGGCAGGCCTGCTTCAACGGCAAGACCACGCAATTCTTCTGCAATCGATTTGATATATGTGTATGAGTTAACAGAGCCACCAGGTTTGATACGTGATGACGAACAAATATTCAGGTAATCAATGAAGATAATATCTGGTTTAAAACTCTTCTTCAACAGCAACTCTTGAAGCAAAGCACGGAAGTGGAGTGCATTGGCTGCGGCAGTTGGATACTCTTTGATGATTAACTTGCCTTGTGTCTTGTTCTTCAGTACACCAAACTTACGGACATAATCATCTTTAGACATTACGTGTAGTTCATCCATTGTCACATTCATTAAGTTTGCATCAATGCGTTCAGCAATCTTTTCTTCGGACATTTCCATCGTGATGTACAAAACATTCTGTGCATTCGATAAACAACTTGCTGCAACGTGACACATGAACAAAGACTTACCAACACCAGTGCCTGCAAGTGCAACATTCAATGTCTTAATTGGCAGGCCGCCTTTAGTAATTTTATTGAAGATATCAAGGTCAAACTTAATACGAGATTCAACTTTGTGATACAGGTCATAACGATTTGAGAAGTCATCAATGTAATCGTGACCAACATTCGGGTCAAACGAAACACCCAAGGCATCACTGAGAATCTTTGGAATCTCACCTTTGGCCTTCTTATCACCTTTGTCATCCAGAATCGAAACAGATTCCATAATGGCATTGTAGATTGCTTTGTCTTGGCAGAACTTCTCAGTCTGTTCGACCAACCACTTCATCTCGGTTGGTTCGTCTTTGTGTTGGTTGATATTGTGTAACAACTCAATAGAATTACGAACCTCTTGTTCAGTTAACCTCTTACTCTCGGTGAGATTAATGATGAGGGCCTCATGTGTAGGCAGACTGTTGTACTTGTTGATAAATTCATCAACTTCTTTGTAGACTACTTTCTCGGTGTTATCGGAGAAATAATCGTTACGGAGAAACGGCAAGACTTTACGAGCAAACGTTTCATTGTAAATCAGATTTTTCAGAATCGAGTGTTCTAGTCTGTTCATTATGGCTTTCTTGATTAATAATAATGTCTGTGAGAATTTCTCCCATCATTGTATGATATTCACGATCAGTTAGCAAGCTCGCATGGCCATGTTGACCTGGACTTTGGATTTTATAGGTAAACTGTAGTTGACCCATAGCACCTTCCTCAAATCTAACATGACCATACGAGAATACTACACCTGAATACTTACCACCGGTAATCTCTACCATTGTGGTTTCTTCTTCAGGTAAGTTTAGAAACTTGTACTCAAGCTTCTGTGGCTTCTGCCGTATTGAAATCTTCTCCCATAATGTTGCCAAAAGCGATTTCATATTTCTTCCTTACAGATTCTTTAAACGATTCATTGACGAGCATACTAGACCAAAATTCTTCAGTGTTAGTATCCTTCTCACGGAACTTCTTGTCTTCTATTTCACCGGTTTCTGTGTTGACACGTGAGTACCAACCATTTGATGGTTTGATTACATGACCAGATTCAATGGCAACGTCAAGCAAGCCAGACCACTTACTAATGCCACCATCAAAAGATACAGAAACAGGAATTTTAGATTTTTCCCTAACATATCGTGATTTCTCCACATTGATAATAAAATTGTAACCAGTTAATTCAGTTCCATCTTTCTCTTGCTGGCGACCAAGAATAAAGATGTTATCGGCAGAATAATAACTGCCTGTGCCACCACCAACAATGTCTTTAGGGAACATTCCAATTTCTTTATATGTGTGATTAACAACAACCATTGGGATATCTTTGAGTGATAGGTGTGGTGTGACCATACGGAACAAACTCTTGACCTGTTTAGCGCGTGACATATCAGCAACTGATTTGCCATCTAATGCATCATCTACTTCCTTCTTAGACGCAAGATTACCAATAGAATCAATAACAATAATAATATGTTCGCCACGTTCAAAGCCCTCAAGTTGTTTCATAATATCAAACTTCAATTGTTCGATATCAGTCAGTGGTGTGTGTAAGACACGTTCAGTATCAATACCAAATGTATCAAAGTAGGACTGTGGAGTACCAAACTCAGAATCATAAAACAACATTACTGAATCTTCATACTTGTCCATGTAAGACTTGGCCATCAGCAAACTGAAAGCAGTCTTGAAGTGTTTAGAAGGACCTGCCCACATTGTAAGACCTGGTGTTAGACCACCATCTAAACGACCCGACAACGCCACGTTTACCATTGGGATCGATGTTGAAATCATATCCTTTTTGGTAAAAAACTTTGATGTTGCAAGCACAGCACTGTCTTTAATCGTACTGTTCTTTTTAATTTTATCTAATAAACTCATAATATTCCTTTAGTTAAAAAAACTATCTAATGAATTAGTCTTCTCGGTTTTCCAGTCAATACAATCTAAAATCACTTTGATTGGTTCGAGAAAAGACTTATCAAATTGTGTGTCATAATCAATATACTCTTGTAGATTGAATTCTTTTGGCAATCGACCTGGAAAAGATACGACTGACTCTTTGAAATGGTTTGGAACTTTCAAGTATGTGAACTTGAGTTTCTCACCTTCTTGAATCAATGGATACTTCTTATCCAATTTATACTGCTTCAGGAAATGATTGTACACGATGGCACCACGAACATGAATCGGTGTGCCCTTCTTGTACATTGTAACAGAATCAGAATAAGTTTTCAAGCCATTAAGTCCTCTTGGGAAAGAAATATCTTCAGCAGGTAAAGATTTAAATTCTTGTCTAAAGGTTTGAATGAATTCTTGTACCTGTTCTTCAGTGCCGAGCATCACCATTTTAATTAAGGTATTCATCTTTTCACGAATCGCAGCCGGTGTAGAAGACTTAATCATCTCAAGTCCCATCACCTTCATGTGTGGTTCGTTGTACTGAACACCCTCATTGTTGTATACATTAAGAATGTACCGTTTCTTGGCAGTCCAAATACCTTTATCGGACAAACCTTCACGTTTCATTTGCATTTTTTGGGCATACGCATTAACATACGTAGCAAGCTCCTGGTAGCTTTCATCAATGTACGGTTGAATTTTATCTTCGCATACACGGTCCATGAAGGCAATAACTTGTTGTTTGTCAATGTTTGGAGAGGTAGAGTTTTCTTTTCCCGCACCATACACTTTATCAACAAGCTCACCAAGGCGGAGATAAATCGAATCTGTGTCTGAGGCGATAACATAATCTTTGTCGGTCTTTAATAGTTTGTTCATGTAAGAATTGATTTTATTCTCAATCCATTTAATACTAAGTTGACCCGCAGAGGTAACGCCAAGAGCTTGTCGCAAATCATAGAATCGGAAATACTTGGAGCCCAAGGCGCCGTATGCCGAATTCAGAGATACTTTCTTTGCTAGTTGTAGGTTATTATACCTAGCAATTCGTTTATCCAACTCATTCTTCTTTGTCTCATTAGTTTCAACTTCATAATCTTTCTTTGCCTGAATCATCAGCTGTTTAAACTTGGAACGGTCAATGTACATTTCTTCCAACATCTTTGGTAAGAAACCTTGTTTGGTCGTACTAAAGAACTGTCCGTTTGGAGTAATAGTATAACCACTCATTTTAGATAGGTCAACCGATTTATTCAGCAATTTATCAACGCTTACGCCGCGCATAATAATGTCACGCATGTCTTGTGTGTAGTCGGCAACTTCAATCAATGTCTCGGGTGAAATGTTGTATTGCATCATCAAGTGTGGGTACAAACTGTTCAAGTCAAATGAAGCAACACACCGGTGCATACCTCTCTGTGGGTCTTTAACATAAGCACCCTCAAAGGCCGCATCTTTGTCTTTCAACACCTTCGGTGGCACAATGATATTACGGTTCAACAAGTAACCATATGTCATTGCATCCCACATTCTAGTCTGTGCAAACACATCATCATAGTTACACTTCGTATCATAGGCAAGAGTGAGTGCCAATTCCAACAACTTCAACTTATCGTCTAGTTTCAGAATCAGTGCTACGTCTTTGATATTATACTCAATGAACTTTTGGTAATTCAAACGATACAACTGGTGCAAGTTATCATACTCATCATATGAAATCTTGTTCTCACCGATTTCAACGTTCGCAATATTATCCAAACGATATGACTCTTGTGATTTACCACCTGGCGCATACCATCTGTACAATTCAATATAGTCAAGTGTCGCAACACCCAACAATTCATATGCAATGTTTTCACGACCCATGGCCATAACTTTGCGTTCAGATATCATATTCCATGGTGACAATTTCTTTGTGTCATCTTCACCAAGAATACGCGATAGTCGATTGACCAAATATGGAATATCAAAGAACTTAATGTTCCAACCACTTATAACATCTGGACAATTATTTGACCAGTGGTTGATAAATGTTTTGCAAAGATCGTACTCATCACGGCATTTAATGTATGTGACATTATCGTCATTATTAATATAGTCACCACAACCCATTACGATTGTTTTACCACCAACACGTGTGATACAAATGGCAGTGATTGGTTCATTGGCCTGATATGGATCAGGGAATCCATTTTCAGAACCAACCTCAATATCGATAACATCAATTGCAACATCTTCAAAGTCCCAATCGGTCATCTCTGGATGTTCATCAGCAATAAATGCATATTCGAATCTAGTTTGACCATAGATTTGAAAGTTTTGTACTTCATTGTACATCTTAACAAAATCACGTGCTTCACGGATAGATTCGAACTTCATAGGTTCAAGTGCTTCACCATTTAAGTTTTTAAACTT